GTAACATCTGGTCTATCTGTATGATAGTCGCCAACACCCCAAGTTATAATTTGTTTATTAGATTGATTTTTTACCGTGATACATAACAACTCTTCAATCGGATTCTCAACATCTGGAAAACCATTTTCACAGGCAGTCTCTATATCTAATGTGAATATTTTAATATGTTCTTTTGACCATTCAACTGCCTCTGGATAATTTTTACCAATGTATTGATAGTGATAACGTTCAAGACCAAACAATGGTGATTGAGACGCATAATCTTTTCTGAATTGTCTTGCTGACCTAATATCTTTAAATGTGATAGGTTTTAAATACTGACCTTGTAGATTTTTAAATTCTGATTTCTCCTGTGATAAGGCGTATAGTGTAGGACCAAAATCTATTTTATCTTTATAATCTTTTCCGTTTAAGACACCACGAATAAGAAGTTTACCTTTGTGTTCAATTACATTTTTATAGAAGTTCATTATCTCTTAATCTCACCGTCAAATTATCTAGTTCTTTTGTCAATTGTATCTGACAACTTAATCTACTTATGCCCTCTTTATAACCTGGTTCATATTCTAATAAAGATTGTTCTAAACTATTTTGTTTAATAGGTAGAATATGTGTCCAAGCATTACTTACATAAACGTGGCAAGTAGCACAAGCACAACTGCCACCACAATCACCAGGTATTTCCCTAATGTTTGCCTGTCTAGCAGCTTGCATTAAAGTCCAGCCTTCAGGCACTTCAACCTGGACTTTCTCGTTATCTTTTCTTATAAAATATACCGTGACCACTAGAGTTTCGGTAATTTTGTTTCCGTTATTAGACCAGGTTTAGATGTAATTATTTCACTTACGTTCATTTCGTAAGATTTTAATATATCGGGTTTTGGTGTTGCAATAGTAATCACTTTGTTATTATCAATTGTCAGTTCTCTATCATCTGTATAAGGCATCCAAGGAGTTAAAACCAATTGTACTGGTTTTCCTGGTTGTGCCTGCATTGGTATGATAGTAAATGGTTTTTTTATAGTAACCATCTGTTGAGACTCTGAAACGTCACCTATTATATCTTCACCGGTTTGTAAACGTATTATTTTTACATTTTTCATAATCATATCCTATCACAAAGACTTTAATTAGTCAATGCTGTATTTAGTAGTTATTACGTATTTTCTTTGTGGATTGACCATAACATTCAATCTCTTCATAAATGCACGGTCTAATAAGATAGGAGTTCTATCCTCTCTATCATCAATGGTAAATTCTACATCTTTGTAGAAACCACCAGCAAACTCTACATCAAGTTTGACTACATATCTGGTCTCATCATAGTCTCTTAAACCACCAACTTTGATTTCTTCCTTACGAATAATATCACTTGTAATAGTTTTATCTAATAAAGACCAAGTTATTTTATTACCATTAATCTTGTATTTGTCCGAGTGTATAACTGGCATTCCAGAATTACCCGTATCAAATTTTGAAATTAATTCACCAAAAGGTTTTATGGTCAAAATCTCCTTGAAACCACATTCCGTTGGCACAGAATATCTATTCTCCTCATTTGCAAAATGTTTAATAACCTCTTTTGCAATGTTTTGACCTGTAGCGTCTTCAATACCCTCTGTACCAGGAGAGGAGTTTACTTCTAGGAAAAATGGTGGTTCTTTTTCTCTGTTCTTACTAGGTATAAAATCAACAGCAGTCCAATAACCACCGACTGCCTTTGAAGCTAGTAAGCATTGTTCTATTTCTAATTCTGTTAGTTTAATATTTTTTGGTTTAGAACCTTGCGATACGTTAGACCTAAAATCTCCTTCAATTACAGGTCGTTTCATAGCCGCTAAAAATTTACCACCTAATATGTGTACTCTGACATCATATTCTGTTTTAATATATTCTTGTATTAATAAATCTGCGTCTTCATCTTGTTTGTGTATAAGTTGAACAATAGAATCTAAACCTTTTTCACTATCAACAAATAATACACCAACACCTTTTGACCCTCTTAATGTTTTCATAATTAGAGGAAATTTAATATCTGCCTCTTGTACTTGTAAGTTTGATTGTTCGGGGTCGTTAATTAATTTTGTTTTAGGTTGTGTTAAACCATAATCTGCAAGTCTTAATGATGTTCTATATTTGTCAGCACATATGTTAATTGTTGTTCTAGGATTTACCAACGTTGCATTGGCTCTCTCTAATATAGATACAAAATCCATCCAACTATCTTTACGTGTAATAGAACCACGAACAACAGCAACGGTCATTGCGCCTACTTCAAAACCTTTTTTATCGTCTTTGTTGTGAAATTTACGGATGCCGTCTTCGTATGTGGTGTAACCACCTGTAAGTTTGAATAGATAGTTTGGGTAACCTAACTTATCACATTCCTCTCTTAATCTATCGGCAGTATGAAAAGTCTTTGCCTCTTCAGGTTCATCTGTAATAATTAGTAACCTTAAAAAGTCTTTTTTAGCTTCTGTTATGTAGTCTCTAAACTTGCTGACCTGCATTGTTGCCATCTTTATCCGTTTCAGTTGGTTTTTTACCTATATTATATTTAGCGTTTAAAGTCCATTCTTTTTTTTCTTTAAATGGCAAGACTTTAATTTGTGATAACGGCGCTTTGTTTTCTACTTTAGATTTATCTACAATATCAATCAAATTCCAGTCTTGTAATAATAATGCGATTGTATTTCTTCTCTGTATATCATTTTCCACCAATGTGGATTTTTTACCATCTAAAGCAAATAGTTCTTTAAAATGTGTAATAAAGTATTTACCTTGTTTGTGTAATATATGACAAGATTGAAATAATGTCTTGTCTTTTCTACTTGCTACACCAATTCTTGTAAGGGTTTCTCTGACTTTTAAGAAGTCATCTGGTTGTTTTATAGTGACCTCAAGCATTTGCTCTGCTGACCACTCAATAGTATTTTCACTCATTTATTTTTTCTCCCACCTTTTTTCAGGCCTAATTTTATATTTTCAATTTGGTCATCTGAAATAAGATTAAGAGCTTCTTTTGCCTTTGAATTACTATAGCCATAATACTCTTTGATTACTTCTAGGTCTTTGACTTTCTTTTGAGATAGCCACTTCCCACCAAATCGCTTCTTCTTCCTGATACTATTTATTAAATAGTGAAATTGCATACGCTTTGGTAGAAAATGCAAGCCGTTCATTTCATTGCTGTGCATTATGGTATCATAGAACATAGATAGACAACGATTGATGATAAACGGCGGATACTTCTTTACCCACGTTGTATCATCACTATCTAGTAGTGGAGTTTTTGTTTCGTTAATCGCTTTTAGATAATCTTTTAGTTCGTACATTCGCTCTGCCCATATAATAATCACCTGGCTCATAGTTCCACTTTTTACCGTGGTGACCTCTTATATCTGCATAAGCCATTCTTATCTTTACAATTAATTTTCTTAATGCTAATATCATTTTATTTAAATTTACAATTTGCCATCACTTCCGTTAAACACGCAACCATATTAATCTCTTGGTCGGCAACAAAGGCAGACTTGTACTGATACCCGGCAATAATCAATACTGCTTGGGGTACAGAATTGCCCTCTAAATTGCTGTACAATAAGTTATATATTGTTGAGAATAAAGAAGATGGTTCTTTATCTAAATTATTTATTACCCATTTTCGCATATCATTAAATCTTTTTTCTTTTAATATCTTAATTAACTCTTTTGTGTTAGCTTCAGATAGACTAAACAATATACCACTATCAATCTGACCTCTGACCGAGTATCTTTGAAGTTCATTGATAGTGCGTCTAAAGTCTGGATAATGCTTTTGGATTAGTTCAGCAAGTACCTTGTTATCATATTTGACCTCTTCCTCGTCAAGTATTTTACCTAGTCGTTTTAGTAATGCCTGTGCTGTCTTTACTTTTTGACCATTCTTAATCTGAAAGTCAATGATGGTACAACGACTATGTAATGCTGGTAAAATCTTGCTCTTATAGTTGCAAGTAAATATGAATCTACAATTATTATGAAACGTCTCTATAAAGTTTCTTAATGCTGGTTGTACAGACTCGGCGTTCATATAGTCTGCCTCATCTACAATTACAACCTTATGTGCTGAAGATTCCGTTAGTGATACGGTAGACGCAAAGTTTTTAATCTTGTTTCTTAATGTATCAATCTGTCGGCCTTCATCTGAACCATTGATAATAATGTAATCAACACCTAACTCTTCACATAGAGCACGTGCTACGGTAGTTTTACCTGTACCGGCAGTACCAGATAGAAGTAAGTTTGGTATTTGTTTTTGTTTTAGAAACTCTGAAAATGTTTTTTTAGTATCTTCAGGTAAAATACAATCACGTATTTTTTTAGGACGGTATTTTTCAACCCACAAAAATTCATTCATAATATAACCTCTGATTAAAATTCAGAATCAGGTTCAAGTGCAACCCAATATTGAATTGGTTTACTCTTACTTATGAAATGACTTATTTTGCCTTTTGAAATTGCTACATCATAATCGTCTTGTATCATTTTAAAGTTCTCTGTTTTATAGTAAGCATTAAACTTCTTATCTGATTCACCTACAATTATTGAGTAGTCGTTAGATGGTGTTTTCTTATCTAAAGCGACAACACTTATATTTTTACCATCACCTTTGATAGCTATGTCTGGTAAATTTAAAGTGGTAACACCACGCATAAGTTTAGAAAAATCATCTTTCTTAAGCGTAAAGGTTACATATTTGTCTGGCATAGTAATCGTTTTTGTAGGTGCTACTACAACCGATTTATCTGCAAAGAAATATTTTATTGATTGTTTTCCGTTTGCGTCTTTGATAATCATATTCTGACCACCATTAAATTTAAGGTCTGACTTATCAAATAAGTCATATGCTCTTAAAAATTCTGGTAAATCATAGATAGCAAACTCTTGTTCAAACTTCTCTTTTATATCAGCACTTGCTAATATGTTTTTCAAAGTGGAGATAGTTTGTATTGTACTGCCTGGTTTAACAAGAATATTCTGGTTTATATCAGAAAAATTTTTGAGAATGGCAATTGTATCACTTGATAGTTGCATTATATAGTTCTCCTCATTTTATTTTTGGAGCGGCTAGTTGGTAACGCTCCAACGTCTGCGAGTTGGTAACCCGCC